CCTCGCGTTTTTGTCCAATGTCTTCTGTTGAGGTCAAGATCTGGGGTCACAGCTTTTTCTCCGGGTGGGGATGTTGGATGGTGCGGATGGTTCCGCATGCGCCGCTGGCGTGGCAGATGGCGGCCTGAATGGCCGTTTCGGCGTCCGCGTTGGCGAACATGGCGCCGAGCGCAGCGACGGAACCGGCGCCGATCGCGAAGTACGGTGCGTGATAGACTTCATCGCCGCGGGCGGTGATGACGCGGATCGGGCCGATGACAGGGGCGGCAAGCACGATGTAGGAGCTGTACTGCTCGGGCAGCGGCTCCGCCTTCGGGTGCTCGCCATGGCATCCATCGCGGACCCACTGAAGGAAGCGCTCAGCCTCTGCGGCGTTGCCTGCCACGCCGTAGAGGGTGCCGTCTGGCCCGATCGCCAGCTTGTAGGCCCATGGGGTTGCGGCTCCACCGATCCAAGAGCCACTGTCGGCCGCCATGATGCCATCGCGATAGGCTATCGTCGTCATGCTACCATTCCTGATCTGTTGGTACGTCTGGGCCGTGTGTTCGAGCCGCCATGGACGGCGTAGCGTCGAACCACATCGCGAGCCTGCGCCTTCTGGCGGAGAGCGTCGGCGGCGTGCTGGTGGCCGTTGTTCTTGGGGCTGTCTGACCAGACGCCCATGTTCTCGTTCCACGACTTCCGGTAGTTTTCGAGATGGACGATGCCGGCGGCGCACTTCACCTCGTCGAAGTAATAGGTCGAGAAGTCATCGCGCAGCTGCTGGATGCCCACGTTCACGAGGTCGGGCGTTCGGTCGACGATCTCGATGTTCTTGAGGTGCAGGCCTTCCAGCATGTCCTTTGGGGTCTGGATCATCACCGCGCCCGGGCGGCGCTGGTTGCCGTCGTGCGGCAGGTAGTGGTGGCCGAACACATAGCCGCGCTTGTCGAACTCGCGGACGATGAAGCTGTAAGGCTCGCTGCTGCACTCGAAATAGTCGATGAAGTGATCGGCGGCGCCGACGGCCTGATGAAACCAGATCGCGATATCGTCGTTGACGCCCAAGTCCCAGAACGTGTTGACCGGGTAGCTCGGCTGATACGGGACGCGGCAAATGCGGCCGTCGAGGCGGCAGCGCTCCAGCTGCTTGGCGAGATACACGCCCTCGGTCGAGACCTTGAACGCCTCCTCGAGCGTCGTCGGGTACTCCGACCACATCTTCTCGTCTTCATCGGCGAAGGTGTTGCGCCTGGTGGCGACGTACCAGGCGCGCTTGCGGGCGGACAGCGGCCGGCCAATCTCCCGCTCCATGCGGTCGAAATAGTCGTGGTCCTTCTTGCTGATGACCGTGCTGTCCGGATCTTCCTCGTATTCCTCCGCGTCCCACCACGACGCGAAATGCAGCCGGTATTCCTTCTTCGACAGCTTCTTGCGGGAATCGGCGTTGTTCTTCGCCTCGGTGACCATCTTGTAGTAGGCGCCGTCGCGGCCCTTGGCGGTCGACTCGATGAAGATGATGCCCTGCTCTGCCGCCGGCAGCGCGCCAGTGACGATCTCGTCGGCCTTCAGCGGCGACTGGTAGCAGATGATGCCGAACTCTGAGACGTGCAACCAATTGAGCGTGGTACCGCGGGCGGAGGTGGAAACGGAGATCGATGAGCCATTGGCAAACACCTTCTCCTTCACGTTGTCCGTCTTGATCGGGATGTTCTGGCGGATCGGCGGCGGCAACCGGTCATATGCGAACTCGATCTTGTCGCGCATGATCTTGGTGGCGGTGTCCTGGTCCTGGGCAATGATGGCGCCGGTCTGGTTCTCGTTCCAGAGGCAGGCGTCGAGGATCATGAGCTGGATCAGGGTGGAGAACCCGCGCTGGCGGGCCTTTGGCACGATGTTCCGGTACCAGAGGTTCTGCAGAAGCCGTTCCTGCACCTCATTCGGCACGAATAGGACTGTGTTCTTGTCCTTGTCGAGGATGTAGTAGAGGTTCCGGATGCGCCAGTGCGGATCCTTGAGCTTTTCTTTAAGCTCTTCCTCCGTCAGACCAGCTAGATGTTTATACAGCATCCGATGAGCCCTGCCCGTCGTCGCTCGGTGCGAAGGCTGTGCCTCGCGGAGCGTCCGAAGATGCAGGACCATCTTGGTCCTTTGGTTGGAAAGAATTGCCGCTGATGTCTTTAAGCCAGGAACCCAGCGCGCTCTCTGGTTCTACATCATGTTTGATGTGTTTGGTATCCCGCCAGATGCCCGGCCGGCGGTTCTGAAGCCAGAACATTGCGGCCTTGGTGTCCGGCGGCACGTGCTCGATCGTCTCGACGCGCTGCAGCTCCTTATCGACGACGACGATCTTCTCAGAATCGAACGTGTAACCGACGGCGCGGCGGTAGAGCGAATCCTCGACCTTCTTGTCTGCCTCGTCCTTGCCCATCTCCAGCGCTTCCCGAAACTCCGGGTGCTCGATCTTCCACCGGTGGATCGTGCGCAGCGCAACGCCGAAGAACTGCGAAATCTCAAGGTCAGTGGCGCCGAGCTTAGCGAGCAGCTTCCCCTGATCCGCGAACTTCTCCTCGTAGGGGCTCGGCCTGCCGCCGCTGCTGCCACGCTGGTCGGCATCGAAAGCCCGATCGAACTTCCAGTGCTCGATGCGCCAGAGCGCGATGGTCTCAAGATCGACGTCGAGGGCGGCCGCAACATCGTCCTCGCCCTTGCCGGCTCTGATGAGCAGGTAGGCGAGACCGCAATACCGCTCCTGAAACTTCGGCGCTTCCGGCTCATCGGCTGGGGCAGCGACGGCCTTTGGAGCAACCTTTTTCGCTGCTGGCTTCCTCGCGGATTTCTTCGCCGGCGCCACCGCCATCGGGTCGAAATTATCCGTCGGAGCGGGTGATTTGATCGCCGGAGTGGGTACCTTACCCGTTTTCCCCGCTTTCGCCTTCCCCTTCAACGGCTTAGCATTCTTGACCGCCTTTTGACTGGCAGCCGGTTTCGCCTTTAGGGGTGACAAAACCTCCTCGGGCCTCGCAGACGGCTGCGCCTTGGCCGGTGGCTTCTTCGGACTGCGTGGCGCCATCAGCGACGCCCTCTCTGCCGAACGCCGGCGACAAGGCTGTGCATGGCTGCTCGCCCGCCTCCCTTGCCCTCAAGAGCATCAATCAGCCTCACGTTGCCAGTCAGCTTCTCGATCGGGACCGGCGGAATGCTCGACACCGAACCTGCTCGCAGCGTCGGCGTATCCTCATACTCCGTACCTATCTTATTATAATCTGGTACTGGTTCTGGTATTACAACGCTATTGCTCGGCATTTGCTGGGTCGGTTGATTGATTTTATTGCAGAATTTCCTGTCGTCGTCGGTTTTTGGTCGAGGTTTCGACGCGACTTCAGCGCGTTTTCGCGAGATTTTCAGTGAGTTTTCCAACTCGGCTTCGGCGCGGTGATTGCTGATTTTGCCCTGCAGATTGATGAAAAGCTTCCGCATGGTCAGCAGCGACTCGAGCAGCGCTTTCGCCTTCCGGAGGGAGCAGTTGAGCTCGCCTGCAAGCCAGCGCTCATTGTTCTCGATCGGGCCGCCCTCATCGTAGATCAGGTCGAGGATCGTCGTGTACGCGCCGCGCTCCTCCAGGGAGAGCTTGCGGTAGCCCTGCAGAGCGTCCTGATGGTAGCGGCGGTGGTACGGCATTGACCTGCGGCTCATGACGCAGTCCTTTCCAATGGCATTTCCGCCTGCACCTGACGCGTCACAGAGGGGCTGGCGGTAGTTTCGAATATCGGAGGGTCGGCCTCGGCGAACACGCGCCCGCGGAGCTGCCTGCACACGGCGTGGCAGATTTCCTTGCCGGTCATCATCCAGACCATGTCGCGGATCATCTCTCCGCGGGTAGATCTCGAATTGCATGAAATCCGGTGCCGATGGCACTCCGCCTGTAGCTCAGAAGCCCACAGCATTTCCAACAGGTACAGTGCCCTCGGCTGTGTGAGCACATCCGTGTGCGGATTGAAGCTCGAACCGTATCTGCGCGGAGGCTGTTTCGGATATTGCAAAGTGTGCTTCTCCATCGACCATTTGCCGAGGAACAGCGGGTGATTGAGGTGAGCGTCGGAAGGCACGTCGTCGCGCCGACCGTCGTTACGCCAGTCGACGAAATGTTTTTCATGGGCCGCGACAAACACGAAATGGCAGCACTGCCTGAAGGCCTTCCACTGCTCGTCCAGGCGCTTGAGTGTGTCCTTCTTCGATTTGATCTCGACACCCACAACAGCGGTCGTAGTGACGGCAGCCACATCAATGCGGTTCGTCCCCTGACCGGCGACGTTGAGTTCGTGAATGATGCGGGCCGACGGCATCAGGGTGCGGAGCCTGCTGACGACATAGGACCGGATTTCGAGCTCATCAGAGGACTTCGTCAAGCGACACACTCCTCATTGTCGGCAGCGCCGCAAGGATCTCGCCTGCGGCTCGGGTTCAGTGGTTCGAACATGTCGGACTGGAGGCCGGCGATTTCCCGAATTTCCGACCAGGGCTTCTTGAAGAACGTGCCAAAGCCCAGAGCTTCCATCCGCTCTGGGAAGTCGTCATCCGGATCTTCCCGCATCTGGCGGGCGAGCTGTGGAAAGCCGAGCTGGAAGCAGAGCCGGCAATTGCTGTCGACGCCCTTCGGCAGGTTGAACGGCTGCGAGCGCCAGAATTCGAGAACCATGGGCTTTGTCACGCCAGCTGCTATCAGCGGCATCCAAATCCTCTCTCGCGGCTGATCCTCCTGGTCGTGGCGGTGAGGTTCGTCGGCCCGGATGCCGAGCGTTTTAGTCCATTGCGTCCATCCGCATGCGACAAGCAGCCG